TGAGTTTACTGAAACCAACTTGCGAATAATCAACTAAATACTGAAATACAGGACTGACCAATGAGAGCATACCTTTTTGAGTACATCAAGTACGACACCAAAAAATTCCTTGACAAATGGCAGTCAGAAGGATCACCATATGCCGATATTATAGACAGCGATGGTCAAGGATTCACCAGTTGGCTGGAGCAATCAGACCCATCCCCTGCAAAAAAATATGTCAATTGGATGATTGTGAGATATCTCAAGGGAGATATCAGGAGATTGGAAGATATCCCATCCAGAATTGCTCCTGCATTATCAAAATTTCAATCACTTCAAAACAAAAAGAAGCTGAAACCAGAACATTCGGACATCAACAAAATCCGGAGCATCGAAGATGCCATGGATGAATACTCAATTGATTCCAATCAGACCCAAGGCAACAAATCAAAGACCAAATCAACTGAAAAATCCATGTACGATTCCAAAAAGGCGGAACTGATATTCAACTCACCTGAATACAAAATAGTCGTTCCAAAAACAAAAAAAGCCAGTTGCTTTTTTGGGAAAAATACTCGCTGGTGCACGGCTGCTGCCAATAACAATCAATTCAATAGATATTACAAAAAAGGCCCACTCTATATAATTCTACACAAGCCAACAAATACCCGATGGCAGTTTTCATTTGCATCAAATGAATACATGGATGAACGAGATGCCCCAATCAATTTAATTGAATTCTTACTATCACATGATCCAGTCCATCAGGTGTTCAAGAAGCTGGGATATGTAGATCGGATATCCCAAGATCAATGGCGGATTGGCAATGAATATCGCAATGACCGATTTCAATTACATAGACTGGATGGCCCTGCTATTGAAGGAGCAGATGGCACCAAAGAATGGCATCAACATGGTGAATTACATAGACTGGATGGCCCTGCTATTGAAGGAGTAGATGGTACCAAGTATTGGTATCAAAATGACAAATTTCATAGACTGGATGGACCTGCTGTTGAATTTGCAGATGGCCGACAATATTGGTATATCAATGACCAAGCCTATACACAAAGTCAATTCAACGAAATACTGAAAATACGGGACATGAAATGAGAGCATACCTTTTTGAGTACATCAAGTACGACACCACTAAATTCCTTGACAAATGGAAGTCAGAGGGTTCACCATATGCCGATCAGATGGGTATCGATGGCGCAGGCTTCACTAATTGGCTGGAGCAATCAGACCCTTCACCTGCAAAAAAATATGTCAATTGGATGATTGTGAGATATTTAAAAAATGACATTAGACGATTGGAAGATATCCCCTCCAGGATTGCTCCTGCTCTGGCAAAATTTCAATCACTTCAAAACAAAAAGAAGTTGAAACCAGAACATTCAGACATCAACAAAATCCGGAGCATCGAGGATGTCATGGATGAATACTCAATTGATTCCAACCAGACTCAAGGCAACAAATCACAGGCCAAGTCAGTTGAAAAATCCATGTATGATTCCAAAGAGGCAGAATTGATATTCAACTCAACTGAATATAAAATAGTCGTACCCAAGACAGAAAAGGCCAGCTGCTTTTTTGGAAAAAATACTCGGTGGTGCACGGCTGCTGCCAACGACAATCAATTCGATTATTATTCTCAAGATGGGCCGCTCTATATAATTCTACACAAGCCAACAAATTCAAGATGGCAGTTTTCATTTGCATCAGGTGAATTCATGGATGAACGCGATGAAGAAGTCGAGCTAATTGAATTCCTACTGTCACATGATCCAGTCCATCAGGTGTTCAAGAAGCTGGGATATGTGGATCGGATATCCCAAGATCAATGGCGGATTGGCAATAGATATTACAACGACCAATCCCAACTTCATAGACTGGATGGGCCAGCTGTTGAAACGGCAACTGGCAGCAAGTCATGGTGGCAAAATCACAAATTACATAGACTGGATGGGCCCGCTATTGAAAGAGCGGACGGCGACATGGAATGGTGGCAAAATCACAAATTACATAGACTGGATGGGCCAGCTGTTGAAAGAGCAAATGGCCGACAATATTGGTTTATTGATGACCAAGAATATACACAAAGTCAATTCAAAGACAAAATCAAGAGCATGGAGACATCATAACATCAAAGTACCATAAATTCAACAGGTAAATAGTTGAATAGTACAGAGTTATAGGACCCATGAGTATGCAAATAACACAAGCTGGTGAAAGTAATTTACTGCCTTCTGAATTCAAAACATCAAACTTTCTTCCTGACATTTTTAAAACAGAAATCAATCAAGAATTTTTAAAGTCCACCTTGGATCAATTGATGAGTCAAGGCACGCTTGAATCTGTAAACTCGTTTTGGGGAAGGATACGAGGGTCGTCATTCATGACCAGCGTTGATGTATTCAATAAAGAAAATGCGATTAGACGAGAGAATTTTCAGTTTGCTCCGGGCTGGCGATTAAATTATCCAGAGCGTGAACAGAACATATCATTTATCAAATTCTTGAACCAATTGGAAAAAGATGGATTTGCATCTGATCAAACTGATTCATTCATGTCCGGCACTGCGGATACCATGGACTTCCATATCGACCTGAGCAAGTTTTCGGATTACAAAACATATTACTGGTTGCCAGGATATGTACCAGTATGCAACATTCAAGCCACTGTTGGATCACCAATTGACATCGACGACGTTGTTCAATTCAACTATTATACAACCCCTGTTCTTGAAAATAGCAAGACACTGACATTGTTGAATGACATGCAGATTGTATTTGTTGGTGACAACGTAACTTCCACATCTGGTGACTTTGAGACTGACACTGTATACATGGTCAAGGGCGTAGGAACGTCAGTTATTCAATTGATTCCCATGTATACTCTTGTGTCTGGTATTCCAGATATACTATACACCATCCCATTTGTTGGTAATTTAAATTTCGGATACCTTCCTTATTATGATAACTGGAAGGACTACCCAGTTGATCAAACTGTGATCAAGGACTACTTAACAGTTGAAAAGGGAGGCACTGACCAATGGGGCAGAAGCAATTACTGGTATCACATTGACTTATTGAAGTCAGTATGTGAGTTTACTGGACTGTCAATTGATAATATTTCGGACAGTAAGTTTCAAGCAAAATACCCCATTATTGAATACAAGCTTGGAATACAATTAAACAATCAACATGTCAACACCAAGTTCCAAATGGATTGGATTGTGGATGGCGTATCATTAAATGATTTTACAGTGACGGCAACTTCAATTGAGTTTGGAGATATTCAACTTGCATTGAATGATAAAATCATGTTGAGAAATTTCTCTAAAATCTACCAAGTTGAAAACACCGGGTCGGCACTTGCATTAGTGGAAATATTTTCTTCAGTGGACTTTGAATTGAAGGATGGGGCATTTGCATTCAATACCAACATTCAGACTGTCAAGCAAAATATAGATGTAATATGGGATGGTGAACACTGGCAGTCGTGTCAGATCAAAGACTCTCAATCCAAGCCCATGTTATTTGATCTATACGATGAGCTCAGAGAAGATACAGGCAAGAGTGGTTATATCTTGGATTATGATAGAAACCCGTACTTGGTCGTTAACCCCGAACTGGGATTTGCCGCCACAGTGGTAAACGGAGTCTCACAATTTAAAATCGGCGATATTGACCATCAAATGTTCATGATTGATGGAGAGGTGAAGAGCCTCTGGGTGCCAATGTCAATTGCACAACGTACACCAAAATCAAAAACCATAATTGTACCTGAGAATAATGCACAATTTCAATTTGAGATTTCTCAAGGACATGAATTTCAGTCCAATTGGACGATTGGAGTAACTGATAGCGGCGTCAATTGGTTTGCAGTGGATCAACAAGTGGGTGCGTTTCCAGTTAGTGATAGCAGTGTGTCATTCTATTATGGTATGGACAATCAAATCACGTATCTGAACGCAGAGTCGGCCAATGACGTACTTGGTTTCACTGACCCCGCTGGAAATCAGACTGGTATTCAAGTAACCCAGTCGGGCCCAATCTACTCAGTGGTATTGACCAATGACTATGTATATGATACATTGTATTATACAACTGGTACTTCAGAATTTTCCGGTGTAATTACGGTTGCAAACCACATGCAATCCACTGCACAAGTCAAAATCAATGGTAGAACTTCCGATGACTGGACAATACAAGACAACAACATCACAATTGGCCAGCCACTCAAAATAAACGATATTATTGATGTAACGTGGCTTTCTTCTGAATCATTTGATACTGAAGTACCTGACGGTGCAAAGTTTAATTCATTGAATGACTTACTGCCAACAACCATCCTATATTCTGATATTGAGTCACATGTGGCAAACCAATTGCAGTCCTCACCAAGTGGTGATAATTATTGGCTGTCATCACGCGATCACACCCACGGTGGATTTATTCGTAGACAGCATCATGATGTGACTAATTTGGTCACCAGTGAAATGAATCAAGACTATAATATATTTCAAAAATTGAAAACTATCGAAACTGACTACTCCATATTTAAGACCTCATTTAATGCCAAGGTAAAGCAACTGTGGAGAAGCCAAGTATTCGATAGTGTATCTGAACTAGTAGATCAAGCCCTCCAGGAGATCTCCGCAGGTAAACAGGAAGATTTTAAATATTCAGACTCTGATATGCTATATTTCAATGAGTATGATTCACATGTGTTTCCTCCTGATTTTTTGTCATATGTCCGTATATTTGCAATACCCGAATATAACCCAACTGATTTTGTATATTCCATATATATAACAATAGCGGGGGTACAACGAATTTTACGAAAAGATATAGATTATACCATTGATTCTTCTTCTGGAGAATTCAATATTAATATTTCGTCTCAATTGGCGGACGCCTTCATAACTACTGAATTCGACGACTACATTCTTCAAGAAGATGACATATCATTCATTGATACAGAAGTCCCTGTGTTATTATCAGAAATTGAAGTTAAGATCTATGAAAGATCAGTATGTTTCATACCATATAGTTCTGTCAAATTGGGGTTGACTGGTGCATACGATGTTCTAACTCGAAATAAGATTATACAATGTCATGATGGTTCAACACATAGCATGACTAATACTGAATTATTTGACACTGATAGTATGGACTTTGACGTAGTAGCCGCCGCGCTATATGACATGGAAGTTAGAATAAAGAACAACATTCAATATTCCCATGCGACTGTTGAAAAATATAAGATTGAATTGATTAACAGTCAAGGCGTGTCGGCGACTCAACTATTCGCACAATATATGAAAAATGAATTCCTGGAATGGAAATCAACTATGTCAATTGACGATATTACACCAATTGCATATATGCCGGGTGATAATACAACTTGGAACTTCAAACTGGACAATGAGTATGGAATTGCGTATTGGAAACAATTTTATCAATTGGTATTCGGCACAAGCCGCCCAGATTCACATCCATGGGAATTGTTTGGATTAACAGCTAAACCAAATGACTGGGACAGTCGATTCAGTTGGACAGACCCTGCGAAACGTATTGATTTGATCAAGGCATTGAAAATAGGAAACCCAGTTGACAATATCCCAAATCCAAGAATTGCGTTTAGTAAATGGGACAGTGAAATTTCACAATTAGTCGATGCGTCTGGTAATTTATTACTGCCACTCGACCTTGATGTAGTATCTAGTCCTGACCCCATAGATGCGTCTATATTGTTTGTTTCTGGAGATGGTACATCACCGGAAGAAACCCAATGGATGAATTCAAGTGGCTATCAGTTTGCATTGGTCAGAACAATAGCAAAAATGCGGCCCAGTGTGATATTTAATGATCTATGGAATGTGTCTGGTAATTCACTGTCAGCTTCTACTAGCACGGGCTGCGAAGAATCACAACTTGATTTGACTTACTCGCTTGGGGCATCAATAATACCAGATCTAACTGAATTCTACAATGATGCTGACATTTCCATTAAAGTCTTGTCAGACTACTTGACAACTGCAAATGTCATTCACATGGGAGGATTCACGACACTCAACAACATAGGACTACAATTGGACGGCAGCTACCAATCAGGTAAATCACTGGTAGCCGCTGACTCTTTTAATCTGTCATTGGAGAAGTCCATTGCTTCCCCGAGCATTATATATTCTGGTGTTAAACTAGTCAAGACCATAAACAATGCGGTTAAAGTATATGGATATGACAGTCAAGCCGACAGCTTCCAATATCTAATGCCCATGAAAAAATCCAAGAATAGTGCTGTGAGTATCGGTGATGCATCTGTGTTGAACTATTCGGCATATGACATCATCCCAACTAAGATGGCGTATGGTACTGAAATTAGAAAAAGACAGGACCTATATGACTTCTTGATGGGATTGAGCAAGTATTATGAATCCATTGGGTTTACTGATATGAACTGGCATGACCAAGCGACGCTAATCATTCAATGGTCATTGGATTCCGCTGACAATGATAATCAATATATCAATGGATTGGATAATCAGTTTGGTTTTCAACTGTCATCTGGTATGGTTGACAACTTCAAGAGTGACACCGGCAGTAAAATGTATAGTCGTGACCTTATTCAACTTGATATGAGATCAGTACTGGTAATTAGAAATGAACAGTTGACTGATATAAAATTACAAACAATTTCTGAGGCGATGTTGATTGAACTGGATATAGTTGAATACGAACATTTGATTGCAATCAACAGCCGCTCCAGCTCAGATGATTTAATATATGATCCTGTAATTGGATTGGGCAATCATAGAATAAAATGTGTAGGCAAAAGAACTAGAAACTGGAATGGAAGACTAGAGGCTCCGGGGTATATTGTAACTGACCAGAGCCTTATAAACTCGTTTGAGTCAGCAAACCGAGAGATCACACATGATGTTAATCAATCTGCTCCTAATTTCCTGAACCCACTAACTGGATTTACAGGTGCGGCCAATATTGGATTCCAGAAAAAATCATACTTGGAATTGATGACACCAAATGCTAGATTCTTGTTTGACAAAGAACGAAACCGTATCAAAGGAACCACACAGAGTCTAGAGGCGTTTGTCAAGAATCAAAACGTTTTCAACTCAGGCGCCAACGGTGAAGCCCATGAAGAATGGCTGATTAGAATGGGATCATACGGAGACGTATCAAGTGAAAATATCTTGGAATTTTCACTTGAGCCTGGATTGGCCAAGACCTCTCCACAGTTGATACGGTTGAGCGGAACACAACGAAAAGATCAAACTAGTGACCTTATTATTGATGTCAGTCAAGGAGACAACAGATACGTTTCCGGAGACTTCATGAATTTTGTGCCCATGATCTCTTCACAGAGTTCACTGAACAATCGAATTGCTTACTCTACTGTATATGAGAATTGGAATAGAAAAGCAGGCACTCCATTATTGACCGAAGCAGATTTTTATCTCAAAGACACTAGACAGCTTGAATCAGTATATGATACATCAGCTGACTACGCCACAATATCAACATGGAATGCTAACTTTGCATATATACAAGGCGACATAGTTAGATACTCTGGTAAAGTTCACAAGCTTGTAATTGATTCAACTGGGGTATCACCGGGACAGGACATCCTCGCAGTCAAGGGCAATGTTACATTCCCGATTGTACCATCCGGTACTTCATTAGTTCTAGGATCAGCGCCAACTGTACAAGATGACGTGACGTTCTATACTATACCACTGACCAAGGCGTCGACTGGTACATCCTATAATAATATTCAGGTGGTTGGTACAAGAGCAGACCCCAGCGTGCCGTCTGGAACATTATTCAATATTGATGGCAATACTATTACATTGAGTAAATCACAGTCCAATGTCATTACTACTAGTGCAATTATCACAGGAGACGTATTGAATCCTGTGATTGAAGGGTCAACGGGCAAGAAGCTCAGTATATCAGGTGCCACAATTGACTTTGAATCTTTCATAAACACATTCAGAAACGTAACTGCTCTGGATATATTGTCAGATGGATTGGAAGTATTTGATCAGACAACAGGACCTGATCTTGCTCTTGCTAGAATTGAGGCAATTGACAGTCTTAGAACTAAATATATCTCAGAAAACTCCAATGCAGCATGGGGCAATTGGATTAATGCATATTTTAATTCTGATTACTCAGTGTCTGGGTTGAATACTGAGTATCTAGAAACAGAAATAGCCGCAATAACCACTGAAACATATGAGCAGGATATGACTGACTTATTGCAAAACGATATTGACATCATCAATTTAATAACAGGTGAATCATATACAATCGCAACCTTGCCAATTAGTGCATTGGATGAACAAGAAGCAATCGCGGCAATGGTGGCCTTTGACTATATGTCCAATCTATCTTCCAAATATAAAACGGGAGATAAGGTTACTGCAAATTTGGTAATCACATCTGAGAGTGTAGTGGCTCCCAAAGTCTGGAAAATAGCAGAAATAGTGGAGAGAATAAACCAGGCGTTTGCTGCTTCTCAGTTGACTCGCGTGACTGCAAGTGCCACTTCTGACCTCAGACTGCGAATAACCAAGGTCACCACCACACTGGATTTAACTCTGGTATTATCAGCTGACACTGCTAATGAGGAAGTTGGATTCCCGGCGGCAGGGACAACGGCCACTGGTGCACAATCAACACAGAACCAAACTATAAATCTGACCCTGGCCGACGTAGTGTCTCAAATTAATACCGCAAATATATCCGGGATATCAGCACAGGTTGCGAGCTCATCGACTGGCAGTGTGCTGAAAGTGATAAGTGCCAACATCAGAATGTCAATTGGGGATACCGCATTCCTTTCAATAGTTGGGATAAGTGCCGGTGACTATGTTGCCTCCAGTTCAGAAGTCACAGTGGATGTTGAACTTACTCTGTTTGACGTGATCAAGGCCATTAATGATTTTGGATTACCCAATATTCTAGCAAAAAACATCAATAATACCATTCTCATTGAGACTTCCAACTTTAATTTCGTTGTCGGGAATGGGTCAGCCAACATATTCCTAGGACTCAGAGAAGTCGAGCGTACTCTTTCGGGGATTGTGTCAAATGAATTCACCGAAGAAGACTGGGAATTAATCAGTGACCCTTTGAATTTTTCAGCCTGGGTGTATGACAACTATGTGAGTTCTGTGAAACCAGACGGCTGGAACGTATATCAGACATTTGATTTTAATCTTGAGATTGCAGAAATATGTGAAGGTATTGAATCAGGCGATGATGTATTGATAACAACAATGACCCCGCATAATCTGAGAATTGGTGACTATTTGATTGTTGTGAATTCCACTTCTGTCCCATCAGTGGATGGAATACATCAAGTAATGTCGGTCATCAATGCACAGTCATTCATGATAGATGCATATATTGCTCAAAAGGGTTTTGTGGGCAAGGTAATGCTGTTTCAACCAACGCGCTTCACCGACACTGCCGCATTATTTGACAGCTTGAATGACCCCGCATATCGACAGTCCAAGTCTGGCTGGAGACCTGGTATGTATGCGTTTGTTGATTCGTATATTGATGATTCAGGAACTCAATTTGATATCCCAGCAGTATACCAATGTGTCGGAGATACTTTCGACGCCGAAAGTGTATATTTTGACTTAGTGAGAACAGGTAATGATAAAGTAGACAACTCAATATTGAAGAACGCAATTTCATATGTATATGACAGTCAGAAAACAATAACTGAACTGGAAGTATACGACCCTGCCAAGGGCATTATCCCAGGAATAGCAGACTCCGAATTGAACTTTAAAAATTCATATGATACCGCAGTATATAATAATACCACTGATAACAGCGAAGTTACTAGTGATACTGACTACTGGGCAGAAAACTTCCAAGGACAGACTTGGTGGGACCAGAGCAATGCAGTCTATATTGACTATGAGCAAGGACCACTTGAATATAGACAAGGAAACTGGGGTAAACTATTCCCAACATCCACGATTGATGTATACGAATGGACTAAGTCACCAGTTGATCCCGAATCATTTAATGATTATGTTGCATCATCTCCAGTAGAAGTGTTTATTGAAGGGATTCCACTCAGCGGAGAACCATACTATACATTCGATGAATATGACAATAGACAATATTACTGGTCAGAGTCAACAACATTCAACTTTAAAACTGGGAATGACGAAGTATTTTACTATTTCTGGGTCAAGAACAAGACAACAATCCCCAATACCAAGAGATTATATTCTGTATTACAAATTGCTGACATAATTGAAAACCCCAATGCCTACAATGTAAACTGGGTTGCTTCAGTGTCACCTGATACTATATTAATATCCAATTTGGAAGACTGTGTCCCTTGTCAAGGTGCTGTGATTAAATTACAATTTGATAAGTATACAACTGAAAAGCACAACGAATATCTACTGCTCAGTGAAGGCGGCACCCATTCAAATATTCCAGAATGGCTTCACATGGGGCTCAGGGACAGTTTGGCCGGCAGGGATAAGTTGACAATAGACAAGAAACATACGCCATGGCGATTCCGCAACACATATTACCCCGGTGATGTTGTATGGTTTGAAGGAGGATATTGGATCACATATCAGAAACATGTTGCTTACACACGGGCATTCCTGTCAGATTCCAATTACAATATCATCACTGCTGAAAATGAATATTGGTTGGAAATTGACAGCTTTAGTATACCCAATTCACCAATTGACTCAGACAATCCATGGACTGAGATTGTGGATTATGAAAGAGTAACTGACTTCAGTGAATATCCAATATCAGAATTTGGATATGCATGGGACACATATGGGTGGGATAGGCGTCCCTGGGACCTGGAAACAATTTCACTTTCAAATACACAAGATGGCGTAATCCGCATATCAGCTGGGCTTGTGGTTCCTGATCACAATCTACATCGATTTGTCAGATACGGAGTTGATATATCTCCTAGACAGTCTTGGATAATTGATTTACCAATGGCAAGAAAAACCGCTGTTGGAAAACTGAATAGACAGTTTTCCAACATCAACTTAGTGGACCAAATTCCAGATGCAATTGCAAATTTGTCAGGCACAATAGAGTTAGGATTCCATGAATACACGTTGTCTGATTTATGGGTGTACGTTGATTGGTCGCCGCTGGGATTGACATACAAATCCAAGACGGAATACTCTGTCATGACAGAGGGTGATATATCCAGTATTGCGGATGCAACAGTTGGTGATCTAGTTAAAGTCAAGAAGTCACATGATTCTGACTCTGTAAATAGACGTACTATATTTAGACTGACCCCAATCGGATGGGAGAAAGTATTCAAGGAAAAAGCCACTGTGCAATTCTGTAGTACATTATGGGATGCTATCGGCAATGGCTTTGGATGGGACAATGCAAACTTTGACATAAACGTGTATGATTTGGACACACCTAGATTGTTTACTCCTCTACTGGACATGATACGAGATAAAATATTCATTGGTCAATATTCCACGTTGTATAGTGATTTTTGGTTTGTAATGCTGAAGTATATGCTGGGCGAGCAGCCCAACTTAGAATGGGCAATCAAGAGCTCATATATCAAATATCAATTGAATGAACGACTATCAACTGACGATAAAGTATTCAAGAAATACCCATACTCAACTCTGATGGATTATTTGAATGACACCAAACCATATCGCGCCAAGGTTCGTACTATTGACGACAACCGAACTCTATTAGAAAAAGTGGACATGTCTGGCAGAGATGGACTGGTAATTCAAATCAATCACTTGATAAATCCTCAACTATTGTTCTTGGCTGCTGAAAACCAAGATTGTCTAATAGATGACAACAGTGGAGATAATCTGTCTAATGAAAACATAACTGACGGCACTGACCCGATTATAACGCAGACTATAATTCAAGTTGATAATAATAATATTTCCTACCTTGTTATTGATCCAACGTTGGATTACCAATTCACTATAGCATCAGACATTGATATGTTAGCTACTGTCATCGCTTTCGATGAAGAGATTGAATGTATATATGGCACTGGTGCAGGTGTAATGTGGATGGGTTCTGAGAGAATTGAGTTTGGGTATGCCATCGGAAATGTAATATATGATGTTCTCAGAGGAACAAATATCACAACACCAATGAATCACGCTACTGGTGATATTGTATTCTTGAAAGAATCACCGACTGTAATATTGACCAACGTACATGAGATTGAGACGGTATAATCCGTCTCAATCCTTAAGGTAAATACTTGATACGAAATAGGAATAATGATGTCTAACTTATCAGATAGCACGAGTATATATGCCAGTGGAGTAATTCAGTTATTTGATTTTGATTCTGGTGATTTGATATTGGAAAAGAAAAATGCCATAAATTACGGAAAGTTACTTGGTATACTGACCGAAAGTCTGCTGTCAGGAAACGCACTCACTATTGACAGCGTATGCTTTGGGGACGAAGGCGTAATAGTCAATTCAATTGGCGGCATCACATACAAACCAACAAATACTCATTCTGGGACCAGCCAAGAACTACACAATGAAATACTGGTTAAGCCATTGACAGTGTCAACTGATATTGCAATAGATCATAGGATCACTCCCATCTACTCAATGACCAACGGAGCAGTACAAATTGTAGTAAATTCAATGATCGATTACTCTGAAGAGATTTCACAATCAACTGAATATGTTATGAATGAGCTGGGGCTAAAAATGTCTGATGATACCCTACTTACTCATGTCACATTTCATCCTATTCAAAAAACAAGTGGTAGAAAAATCCAATTGATATATACAATATCACTTCAAATTGGATCATAAGGAATTAATAAATGACATACAGAGTAGACTTCACTGATCAAACCAATGATCCAATTATAATACAAGACAGCACTGTCAATACATCTACTAATCTCAAGTTAGTAGGCAGAAATGTATCTGGGTATGGAGAGTACATTGCAGAGAATTTCATACATATCTTGGAAAACTTTGCATCTGCAATCCCGCCAACCAAACCAATTGAGGGGCAAATCTGGTACAACAAGGACCAGTCTTCAGCGTTGATTTATACTTCCATTGGCATATGGAAGCCAGTGACTTCAAATACCGTGTCGACCGCATCCCCCAATGTTACTGGTAACGAAGCAGAAGGCGACTTATGGCTTGACAGTACATCAAAAATCATATACGTTTACAATAATGGCACATGGTTGGAAATGGTATCCATTGATCCTGAATCAACTATGGTGGTAAAAACAAGACGAGATAATATTGGTGGCCTACACAAAACATTGGAATATGTAGTCAATAATCGAACTACAATGATTCTGTATAGTGGGAATATATCTTGGTCACCATTATCAGTTGGATCCGCGGCGGAGCGTCTTGCCAATGGTACATTAATGGCAACTGAATTCCCAACGATTAGACAGGGCTCTAATTTAAACACATCAGAAGAGTTTGTATTCCACGGGACTGCTACTGCTGCTCGATATGCTGACTTAGCAGAACGATATAGATCAGATGATATATATTCTTCCGGTACATTGGTTGAACTGGGTGGTTTACATGAAATTACTGATTCCAAGATGGAATTGAGTGAAAATGTTTTTGGTGTTATCAGTACCAACCCGGCGTTTATGATGAATTCAAATGCCGGTGAGGATAATACTCATCCATATGTGGCATTGAGTGGACGAGTGCCATGCAAAACTACTGGAGTCGTCAAAAAAGGAGACAGAATGGTGTCATCCAATATACAAGGCGTGGCCCGCGCAGCTTCAGATTCTGAATCACAGGATTATAGAAAAGTTATTGGTAGGGCCTTGGAAGGTTCCAGTAACATAAACCAAATTGAAATAATTGAAATTGTTGTCGGAGTTAAATAATCGTGGCCATTGAACAAGGATCCATAATAACCGCAGAAGAATTTAATGACCTTGCTCTTGTTGTTGACCGAGTGTATAATGATATTACACCGTCTGCGGCTTTTACTGTGATCGAACAAAATTATAGACCATTGAACCCATCCCAGACCAATGTGATATTTTTCTTGAGTGGTATGGATCCTTATTATACTGATATCACGCCCGGCAAAGGTCCATTTTTGTTGTCTCCGAAACCGAACGCTGGAGACTTTTTGGTAGTACAGATTGGTAATCAAGCAACAAAATTCGGTTACTTTATGAACATAGTAAATGGCACAATCACATTCTTGGAAGATCTTCCAGCGGGTACACAAGTAATGGTGTTTAATAGAACAACACATATATATGGTTGGGGGAATGTGCAGACTGATAAAAAGAGCGTTACTGAACAGGTGGATTCAGATGATATTAATCAATTAATTGATAGAACAAATATCATCCTACGTAGAACTGGATTTTCCAGCGTGTATGATAATGTCTTGCCTAGGACTGATATTCTCGCAGAATATGATCAGGAATTGCGAGACACATTGATCGGTACTATAATCAACGGTGATAAGACATATATCAATGCTGTCGCCGAATTAACAACCGGGCCAATGTTGAATCGAGTGGGGGCATGGAGTGATTCACTTGCAGGGGCAATTGAATTTGAATTCACAAACTACCAACGGGCAAGATACTTCTTTAATGCAGGAGGAGAGATTAGATTTGATGTTGACATAAGCGGAAACGTTAATCTTGAGGGAATTCAAGAATGGGTGGATATTGCCACTGCATTGGGAACTGTGAAAATTAACTGGGATCGTGCAACACAGACTGGTTCTGCAGGGGTGTCAAACCTTGAAGGATTTTTCCACTTGACCCCGGAATATCAAGTGCTATTTTTAAGTGACGCAGTAGAAAGCCCATATTCCAGTGGCGACCCGGGTGATTTTTACGGTGGGTATGTGAGTACCAGTCGCCGTATTGAGATATCAGCAAAATTACAAGAAACAAATTCATCTTTTAAAGTAGTGGTACAATGCAAATTTTACGAACCCAACGCCACATTGTCACTCCCAATGGACGTCTCGGTTAATTCGTTTGTATTTCAGCCGTCTGATGTCGACCTTGGTGGCAGCACGGCCTTCACAATGAATGCCCCAACTGTTAATATTCTTCAACAATTAACACCACAATAATCAACCAAGGAATCCCATTATAATGGACAAGAGACTGCAAGACGCAATGTCATTTGCCAATCATCACGCCACCCTAAACGCACATCAAAAAATATTACAGGCTAGAGCAGATCGCTTGAAAATTGTCTATTATGGCCGAGGCAAGTTTTTGGCCAACCTTACTACAATGCAAAATATCATGACCTATATGGAATTATTCAAATCAAACTCTGGCGTGATCGAAGATTCAAATAATAACCCCATTATGGTAGACTCATTTGACAATCTGTTGGATGAACTCAAAGGGGCATATCATGAGTCCATTAATGAATACTTCAATGGACTCCATGCCCTTTCAGAGCTCAGAGACCTAAAAAAACTAATAGAGGAATGAAAATTAATGATTGATTCGGGTGTATGCTTATTTGCATACAGTAATCAACAATTGGATTACATCAAGCTGGCAGTGTTGTCGGCTATGAGTGCCAAGAAACAATTGAATAATATCCCAGTGTGTTTAATAACAGATACAGCAGGTGAAAAATACATGTTGAAAAATATTCCAAAACATGTATCATGTGTATTTGACCATGTGATAATTGCACCTGCCGCTGAATCACAAAATATTAGACTGCATTTTGACTCACCGTGGCAAAAGTTTTACGCAGACTTCAAGAATAGAAACAAGCATCTAGTCTACGAACTAACACCATTCAACAAGACATTACTAATGGACTGTGATTTCTTGCTATACAACAATCAATATTTGAATCTATTCAAAAGCAACACCAAGTTGTCCATGTATAAGTCAGCAGTGGACTTGGTTATGTCACCACCAGCCGCAGCTGAACAACGCTTGAATCCCAAGGGAATAGACATGTTTTGGAGTACGGTTGTATATTTTGAAAAATCAAAATTGAGTGAAATCTTTTTTAATTTGTGGGCTCATATCTCAGAGAACTATGAATTCTATACTACTAGATATCAATTTCCAGATGGCCTATTTAGAACTGATTTTTGTGTGAGCATTGCCAGCCATATTATGGCAGATTTTTCCAATAATACATTTATTCAAGATATGCCAGATTCACCGATGACCTTCATGTCACAGCGAGATGAAATTGTGAATGTATCCACTGATCATTCGGGTCTTGTGTTATTATCCAACAACAGAAAAGAACAATGGCGTGACATTGCGGTTAAGCATGTAAATACCAATCTACATTTAATGAATAAGAAATCAATGCTCAGACACTACGACGCCTTATTAGTGAGTTTTCAAAATGAACCATGAAGGGTACATAATCCCCTCGCAATTGAAAAATATTCACTTGGCAGAAACATTAATGAAAACTATCATGCATGTTGATCCAACGCGAGAAGTAATAATTCTAATAGACCAAGATACTCCCACTGACAACACGATGATGTCATATCCATTTAATTGTGGAGAGGTCAAAGATACGACAACCATGCTGCATCAAACATATCATGCCTCTCCATTTGACAGAACTTGGGTACTGGATCAGAGATCTATTGCAGTTGGGTCACTGGATCACATATGGGAGCAATTCAACATGGACTTTAAAATAGGATTTGATACTGTTGACCATAAGAAAATCCCCACAAAAAATACATCATCTTCCATGTTCTTTACTAAGTCTAAAAATGCAAGTGACTATTTTAAAGTGTTGGGCGAATACACAAACAGTCGAAATACTGACGGTGATTTTGATGTCAGCGCATTGATTAAAAATGTCAACGAAATATTTGAATATATAGTCGTACAGCCTGTGATATCCCTTGTTCAATTGACTGACACTAAATTGGATTATTGGATATATCCAGATCATAATGGGCATATGGCAATGAAGGCCGGAAATTATAAACAGTTCGGAATAGTGGAATATTCACAATCTCTTTCGGAACATAACCAAAAGGCAATTCATGACATTATTGACAACTCGATCCACTGAATCAGATGAGTTATTTTTTGTCTATTATAATATCGATAATGGTAAGATTAGTCAAATTCTCAGGAAGAAAGATCCCAGCTCAACTGATGAATTGTTGGAATCCACTTCCACTAGCGCAGTTAAAGAACTCATGGCCGGTAATAGAATCTCATCTTATCGAGTTACCGCATCAAGCCATGGCATGGAAATTCTACACCTACATGATTCAATAGAATCAATTAATAATTCGTCTGATTTTTCGCAGTTGTCATTGGATGCAGTATCCCCCAATGTCACCGTGGATATATCAATTCATACCAGAGTGATTAAAATTAAGTTTGCTAAATCCATCGTATCATTATACAATACGATGTTCTCTGCTGGGGCCTCACTGAAAGAATCATTTAAGTTTGTAATGACAAATGATTCAGGCCCAAGTACTCATCAATTTGAAGTTGCATTTACTTTATCGGACATTATATCAAATGATCCAATAATTCATGAGATTGGCGATGCCGAATTTCCCACTGATGATGTGACAAGTATCAAAGTATATGGACAAACGACCTTTAGTGGTATATTGATTAGGGGGATGGAACATGATGTTGCAATGCGAGATCCTTCTAGACAATCAAATTTAATTCCAATATTCTCTGATTTTTCCATGGACTGTCATTATTCCATACAATCAACTCCCAAAGGTCTCATTATGATTAGAAACACACGATGTACTAATTTAATTAAATTTTCAATAAAGTCAATGGATTTTGTATATTCAGGAGTGGACCCTGACGCGTTTCATTCAATATATACTGCTGATCTAACTAGGGATATTTTACTTCCCTTGCCCAATGCTGGTGAACAAGTTTATCATTCACAGAATGGCATGATGATTGGAGAGATAATATAATGAAAACTCCCATAACTCAATTGGACACTATATTTTTAAGCTATGATGAACCCAATGCAGATGAGAATTGGTTGGATCTCATTGGCAAATGTCCATGGGCCAAGAGAAGTCACGGCGTCTATGGTAGTGATAATGCACATAAAGCCGCGGCGGCAATGTCAGATACCGAGCGTTTTGTGATTGTGGATGCTGATAATATTGTGTCTCCTGAATTTTTCAATCAGGAAATAGATTTAACTGTATTGACTGACAAGGACTTGATATCATGGCCTGCCAAGAATACAATTAATGGGTTGGTATATGGTAATGGTGGCATAAAATCATGGAGCCGTAAACAGATTTCGGACATGCGATCACATGAAAATGCACATCGAGAGCATAAATCAGCGCAGGTTGACTTTTGCTGGGATATGAATTACCTGGAAATGAAAGAGTGTCATTCACAAATTCATAACAATGCCACTCCCTATCAGGCTTTTCGGGCAGGGTTCAGGGAAGGATGTAAAATGGGACTTGTAAATGGCACAGTGATGTCTGAATTCAATAAAGCAAGAATTCCAGAAGGCAATATGAAAAAACTATTAACATGGATGTCAATTGGATCAGATGTTGACAATGGTATTTGGGCAGTATATGGGGCCAGATTGGGATTTTGGAAAACCAATTATCAACGTGACACATGGAATTGGATATCAGTAAGAGACTTTGCTTGGCATGATGATTTCTGGGTAAACACAGTATCTCCTGAGTTTTCTGATAACAGAGGAAAACTCTGCTTGAATTCAGGATACACATGGGATCAAATACGATTATGGGATGCAATTGATGCACTGGGCGACAAAATAAAACTTGAAACCAGTATGGAAATAATACAGGCGGATACAGCAACCAGCTCATTCTTTAAAAGAATACAAGATTCAAATTTCAGACACAATAGGCAGACATAACCATGTATGATATCGCGTTTATAAGTTACAATGAATCAAACGCAGATGACAACTATCGTATACTGTCAGAACGGTTTCCGCTTGCCAAAAGAATACACGGCATACACGGCATACATCAGGCTCATATTTTTGCAGCACACTCATGCCATACGAAAATGTTTTGGGTGGTGGATGCTGACATAGTAGTATCAGAGAGCTTCAAATTCAACCATACAGTGTCCGAGTGGGAATCGCGATGTGTGCATATATATCGTAGTCTCAATCCAGTTAACGGGTTGATATATGGCAATGGTGGCGTTAAATTATTACCAAGACTGCCGACAATAAATATGGATGTCGTGGGAACTGATATGACCACTAATATATCACCTGACATCATAGTCATGGACGAGACGGCTGGTACTACTGCGTTTAATGTGTCTGCGTTTTCAGCTTGGCGCAGTGGATTTAGAGAATGCGCCAAGCTTTCATCCAAAGTAATATACAATCAAGTCAATGATGAAACTGATCATAGATTGGCAATATGGCAGACCGTTGGCAGTGACGAACTGAATGGTGAACATGTTATCGCGGGCGCCAAATTAGGACGTGCATTCGGTGAAAAACACTCAAAGTCAATCAGTCATTTGAATTTGATTAATGATTTTGCTTGGCTTCGTGAACAATTTAATATCTATATCAACAGAAAGACAGACATTCAATGAAATTTTTAGTATATTTTGGTAACGAACAGACTGATAATGAATATACATTGACATTTGAGACTGGGCACAGCGCAATCGCAGAAAAATGGGGAAATACGTTGGAATCCCAGATCCGAGTGTCAAATACCATATGTGAACCCGATAGGATGTATAATTTCCCAGACAATGAATGGGACGATGCCAAGATGGTGTCAGAATTAAACGTCTGCATTGACATCATTAATACTGACCAACAGATGATAGAACAACGAGCATGGGACAACATGGGACAGCATGGACTCAATATATTGCATCACTATTTTGAGAATCTCCGAGGAGGAGTTGCTACACCTTCTGACTTTTGGGTAAAATCTGACACAAAAGTAAAGTCAGCCTTGGAAAGATTCAATATCATTATACATAGATATGAAGGGTTCATATCCAGCCAAAATACTGGTAAGCCGCCGATGCCAAGGATTGTATGTCGGTTCCATGGAGGAGTCAGAATTCCATTGGAAGATGAAGATTATGATCATTTCACAATGACTAAAACCTTTGGTGAAGTGCAAATAAATTATTGTGAAGTTGGGAAACCACTATATGATGTATACAAGGACCAAGATGATATCATAGGCGAGGACAATATCAGACCATTGCGATTTTATTCATGTGACTTCACAGTGGCATTCCATGAACATACACAAGTCACCGCTGACAAATTCCTTAAAGGAATGAAAACATGGTGGGATCAAAACGCTTCGCATCTATCTGCTTTGGGATTTCAACACAATGACAAGAAGAATGCAATTGGATTAATTCCAGTGGCCAATATGGTGACGCCACATGACACAGAGCATCTGAAATCAGATATCATAAATAATCTAAGTATATACAATCAAATGAAAAGAGTTGAAATCTTAGATGAATAATATAGTATGGAATAGTGAAGAAGGAAATGATCGATGGGTAGCTGAAGTATTTAAGTACAAGCATGGCGGTTTCTTTGTGGATGCAGGAGCGACTGGTGGGAGAAACAATAGTGCGCTGACGCTGGAGAAACAACTCGGTTGGCATGGTATATCAGTGAATGCAAACTCAGAACATGCTGCTCGGTCAATTGATAAGCACCAGCGTATGAATATGGAAAATTCAGCATTATGGAGTCATAATCGGGGGATTGAGTTCTATTGGAATGCAATTGGTGATGTTCTTGAATCCGAAACTGCATTTAATGGTAACAAACAAGACCTGTCGTATATGTCCGCCGCCAAAGACGCAGATATACTTCCCAGATTTAGGACCATACTCGAAGAAAAGGCTCAATTAATTTCAGTACCGTCTATCACACTTGAGCGATTATTGGAGAAATACCATGCACCAAGTACAATCGAATATATTGGGATGGACATTGAAGGATCAGAATATGAGGTACTGTCTGTTTTCCCCTTTGACAAATATAAAATTCTAACCATGAGTATCGAATTTAGTGACGGATTTCAACCATTTCTTGAAGGGAACGGATTCACTAGGGTTGTCAATCCCTTTTGTCCCAAATCACACGAACATCACTATGTGAATAACTGTATAATTGGAGAGTATAAATTTGGCATATACACGCACTGATGGACATTTACATTTCATATCAGTGCCCAGAAGCGGTGTCACTGTATTAACTGAACTCATGGGAATACTGCGAACAAGTTCCAAGAGAACCATGTATAGCCCATTTCATACAATTCCTATTCGAGAATCTTTTATTCAGGAATTACAACATGGTCATGACTATGTTATAAAGTCACATGCTGTCGATCAATGTAATTTCGCCAGTATCGACTATGGAATATATCATAACATACGGTTGCTGAGAAGAAATTTAGTGGAATCTTGTTTGAGTTTGGCATTGGCCAGAACCACAGGACAATGGGGGTGGAATGATTATTCCACCCAGTGTTCTCCAATTGTTCTGGCCGATGCGGTCATTGAAAATGCAGTTGTGTCACAAATACAATCAGTAAATTCCATGATGGAAAATACATATAACATAGAGTATGCCAATACTTTATTTTATGAAGATATCCCATGGCACGCCACAGTAAAAGAAATTATTGCGTCGGTTTCATTCGATAAGTGGCATCTACCATTTCTGACAGACGACATTAATGGATCAACTATTCAAGAACTGGGTATGAATACGCAACGAGCACATGCAAAGTTCATTCAAATCAGCAACGAACAACAAGCACATGAATTATGTTTGAAATTTCTAAATGAATCCCAAACAAGTGAATTATACCAGTTGAATCAATCAGGAGTAATTGTAGCATGGCATGGTGCATAGAACCTTTTATTAATGCGTCACATACTACAGATGGACATTATCAACCATGTTGTATTGCACAAGTTGATAAAACGGCCGGGAGAACCACTGAGAACCTCACCCCAATCGAAGCCATGAATACTCAATATATGCAAGACTTGCGGGCAGAGATGAACGCTGGTACTCCCGGTAAGTTGGTAAACCACGCCTGCTCAAACTGTATATTCAATGAGTCACATGGGGTAAAGTCAAGAAGACAAAAACAAAACAACAAATACCAAAATGAAAAGACAATGGCCACTGTCAATCGAACAACATCGGATCCCAGTTCTGCGATTGTCAAGCAAGACCTTGAGTATGTCAATCTAAAAATGCTGGGGAATATATGCAACCTTAAATGTGTAATGTGCAATCCTGCATCTTCTTCAAAAATTGCTGCAGAATACAAAAAACATGGTATGTTGGCTGCAACCCAGCCAATGATTGCCAATCCAATGGCCACTGACAACCGAGTTAATTATTTGAATAATATACTTGAAATATTAGAAACTGTTAATAGATTCAGCCTAATAGGAGGAGAAGCATTTGTCCACCCTGACTTTGAATATATATTTGAAAAAATACTCACAGTGAAGAACATTCACAAGCTGGAATTGTTTATTATTACAAATGGCACGGTTATCCCAGATTATGTACTGAAGTCAGCTGATAGGTTTAAAAACCTATTGATAAGCTTTAGTGTGGACGGTATTGGAAAGAAAGCAGAATATATTAGAACAGGCACTGAATGGGAAGTAGTGGATGAAAATATTAAACTGACTCTACAATCCAATGCGTCTATTGGGTTCAATGTAACAGGACAAGTATTAAATGCCGGATACTTACATGAAGTATACGATTATATTGTGAATTCATTGGGTCTTCCGGCCGAAACAGCCAGCTGGGACAATATAGTTACCAACCCACAGATGCATAACATGATAAATTTACCAGACAAACTCAAGGAACAATATCTTTCGGCATATAATGACAGTGGTATGCTCGCCATTCCAGGCCTCAAGACACAAATCAACACATTAAAGCTACCACAACAATCCAGCCTTGAGTTCACCCGATTTATAAAGAATAGGCATCAATTTGACAAGATCAGGAATACTGACTTATTGGAATGCTATCCTGAATTTATCGATTATCAATACTTATTGGAAAATAAATGAAAAGTAACATTGGAATATACAACAAGAAAATTAGGCACATTCATTTAGAGCCCACAACTGACTGCAATGCCAGATGCCCACAGTGTCCAAGAACATGGAAGGCTGGTCTACAAACTCATCCCAGCCTTCCAATTGATGAATGGACCGCAGAAGAACTGCGTGAAGTATTATCGCATGATTTCTTTTCGGGCGTTGAGCGAGTATTAGTAAATGGTAACTTTGGTGATATTGTCAAGCATTCAAATCCAAGACAACTTATACAAGTATTGATTGATAAAGATCTCGATACTATTGAATTACGCACCAACGGGGGAGCACAGTCCATTGATTTTTGGAAATGGTTGGGGACAATTGACAACTTGACAGTGGAGTTTGGAATTGACGGATTAGCAGACACCCATCACTTATATCGGCGAAATACTAGATTTGACGTAGTGATCAAAAACGCCCGAGCATTTATTGAATCAGGTGGCAACGCATCATGGGCCATGACTGTGTTTAAACATAATCAACACCAAGTCGATGAATGTAGAGAACTATCTAAGGAAATGGGGTTTACTAATTTCAAAATGAGACCCAGTACTCGATGGCATAAACACCAACCCTTGTCAATACTAGATAAGAATCAAGTGGAATCATATAAGCTGGAACCTGCTGACTCAGTTAAACCAGACAATTTACCCAAACAGCCAGCTCAATTGACTGATATTGACTGTGTTGTAACATATGGCAGTGTATACCTGTCTGGTACCAAAAGATTATGGCCATGTTGTTGGACCGAACAGCGATATATGGACTCATTGATGAACGACAGTCTTGACACAGACGATTTTATTATGGAGTTTGTGAAAAAGATGGGGCTTCCTGAAGACTTCAATCAAATTACGAAATATTCCATTGATCATGTTATTAACAGTGGTCTATTCAGAACAGTGGAACAGTCATGGTCCACTACTCCATTCAAAGCATGTTCTTCCATGTGTGGTAAATCGTCCTTATTTAAATTGCAACAGTCACTCACTGAAAACACGGAAACAAATAAATGAAAAATATACATGTCGTTGGGATTCCCAGATCCGGGTCCACTCATATGTCCAATGCCATATCCAATCATGCTCAAGGATATTCTTCTTTCTTTGAGCCGTTCAATCCGGGAGACACAGGGTCCATTGAAACCATTCAAGACAACATCCTGACTTCCAATAATTCAAACAATCTAGTAATCAAGTCGCATGAGACACATTTAAGGCACTTGGCCACATGTGATTTGCTCAGTCAGTTGAATTATAATGAATGGTATAATATTTTACTGATCCGAACCAATTTAGTGGAAACCATGCTGAGTTTGGCAGTATCTGATGCCACTGGACAATGGGACACATATTATTCACATGATCCCATTACCATTACCTATAGGAAATTGTTCATGTATGCCAGCAGCATTGTGGCACAATTGGATAGCTTGTTTGAAAACCAATATCATATTAGGTACGATGCAGTACATATGTATGAGACATTACCCAAAGACACTTGGGGACTATTTCAAAAAATTAATATTCCAGACGTTACTGTCAATCAAATTGGACAAGGTACGCCTCCGGTCCAATTTGCCAATGCCAAGTCTCAAACTATTGCCAATTTTGAACAAGCGGTCACAATGTCGAATAATATTTTGGCTGCTCAGTCTCCCAAACATATGACAATCAAAAATGGTATCATCACTGCATTCAGCCTGGCCACACATACTTGTCCTATACTGTCATGAAATCCTTGACATTCTAGACAGACCCAGTTACACTAGTTCAAGTATGTGTAAAATGGAGAAACACAAAATGATCGTACGTCAATTTACCGAAGCAGAGCGCAACAAACTTAAAGAACTGGTCACTGAAGGCATCCAGATTAAAACAGAGGTCCAAACACTAAATGAAGGACTACGTGACACTGTCAGCGCCATTGCAGAAGAATTGGACATCAAGGCTGCTGTCTTGAACCGAGCAATCCGAACCGCAGCAAAAGCCGAACTTGAGAAGAAACGTGATGAGTTTGAAGAGCTGGAATCCATTCTGGAATCCATTGGTCGGGGATAATTCCCCGACGCTACACTTCCTCTACCAATAGAAGGAATATAAATGTACGTTGATGCATTACTAGATCGAAAAAAAGACATCATTCACGTGGTTGAGCGATTGAATGGTAAACGTAAATATGTTCAATATCCGGCTCAATATGTCTTTTATTATCCCAGTCAGAATGGCAAGCATACAAGCATTCACGGAGACAAGCTTGCCCGCGTGGTAAGTAATACATCCAAGAAGTTCAATATCGAGAAGAAGATTCACGCCGATAAATGGCTACATGAAAGTGACACAAATGTCCTGTTTCGATGTCTAAGTGATCACTATGCTGGCAAAGATGCACCCAAACTGAATATTGGGTTCTTTGATATTGAGACCGCGTTCTGTAAGAAACGTGGGTTTGCCCCACCTGACGACCCATTTAATTCCATAACGGCAATTGCGGTCCACTTGAATTGGTTGGGGAAAACAGTATGCTTGACTATCAAGCCTCCCAGTATGAGTGAAATTGAAGCACAAGGAATTGTTGCTAAATTTCCCGACAATGTCATGTTGTTTGCCACTGAAGAACTCATGTTACTGGCATTTCTTGAACTAATTGCCGACGTTGATGTGCTATCTGGGTGGAACTCTTCTGCCTTTGATATTCCATACTCAGTGAATAGGGTAATCAGAATATTGAGCAACGAGCATGCCAAGAAATTCTGCCTATGGGGTGAATCTCCCAATCGTAGACAATTTGAACGTTATGGAAAACTTCAAGAAACATACGACCTAGTTGGGATTCAACATCTTGACTACTTTGACCTATACCGAAAGTATACCTATCAAGAGATGCACAGTTATAGTCTTGATGCCATTTCAGAACATGAACTGGACGAGCGCAAGGTTGAATATGACGGTACGTTGGATCAACTGTACAACAATGACTATGAGAAGTTTATTCGATACAGTTTACAGGACGTTGATCTGATCGTGAGGTTGGATAAGAAACTGCAATTTATTGATCTGGCAAATGTAATCGCACATGACAACCTTGTGCTATTGCCAACTACCATGGGATCAGTTGCGCAGATTGATCAGGCTATTTTGAATGAAGCACATCGCAAGGGACAAGTAGTTCCTGACCGAGAACGATCATTCAAAGACTCATCAGTGGCCGGTGCATACGTTGCATATCCCAAGAAAGGACTGCATGACTGGGTTGGTAGCATGGACTTGAACTCACTTTATCCCAGTATTATTCGAGCATTGAACATGAGTCCCGAATCACTCGTGGGACAAATCAGACCAACATACACTCATGAATATATTCAACATAAGATTGAACATGAGAAGAAGGGGTTGGCCGAAGCATGGGAAGGCAAGTTTGCCAGTCTGGAATATGACCTTGTAATGGCACGAGACAAGGTCAAAATCATGCACATTGACTTTTCTGATGAATCTGTAATTGAAGGCACTGGTGCCGAAATTTACCGATTGATATTTGAAGAACGTATGCCATGGGTGCTTTCATCCAATGGTACGATATTCAACAGTGATCATGCAGGATTGATTCCTGGTCTGCTGGACAGATGGTACAGTGAACGCAAGGATTTGCAGAAGAAAGCCAAGGCGTACAAAACGCTGTCAAGTGGTATGGAAATACCACTAAGACTACAATAATGAAAGAGAAATATGGATATTAACTGGAAACAGCTCAATCAGATATTTGAAACAGGGACCAGGGCTGAACTTGAGACATTTTGTTCAGATAATCAATTGGAAATCCGCGATGGTAAAATATATGCTAAATTCGACGTTGACGAAGAATATGCATTCTGGGATAAGCGTCAACTAGTACGGAAAATTCTACTAAATTCACTTTATGGTGCACTCTTAAATGTTGGCAGCAGATTCTTCGATGCAAGACTGGGACAGAGTGTGACACTGACTGGACGAAGCATTGTGAAACATATGTCAGCACAGGTAAATGAAACCATTGCTGGTGAGTATGATCATGTCGGAGAGTCAGTAGTTTATGGGGATACCGATTCCGTCTACTTCAGCGCATATCCCATCTTGAAACCACAAATTGATGCGGGCGAAGTCACGTGGAACAAGGACACAGCCGCTGAATTCTATGATGCAGTGTCAGATGAAGTCGATAAAACTTTTGTGAATTATATGGCAGACTCACATAACTGTCCCAGTCGATTGGGTGGGATTATCAAAGCAGGTAGAGAAATTGTGGGAAGCCGTGCCCTGTTCATTACCAAGAAGCGGTATGCAATTCTGGTATATGACAATGAGGGTTTTCGAGAAGATCACAGTGGTAAACCAGGGTATCTAAAAGCCATGGGTTTGGATCTCAAGCGCAGTGACACTCCTTCTTATATGCAAGAATTTCTTAAAGTGATCTTGATGGATGCCTTGACTGGCGTTCCAGAAGAAGAAATTATTAGAAAGGTCAAAGATTACAGAGAAGAATTCAAGAAGATGCCGCCATGGGAAATGGGAACTCCAAAACGTGTGAATAAATTGACCATATACAAGTCCATGGAATATGACAGCAGTGATGGCATTGAAAGATTTACAGGCAAGGCCACTATGCCGGGGCATGTCAGGGCCGCGATCAACTATAACCGTCTTCGTAAAGTGATGAATGACAACCATAGTATGGAAATATCAGATGGTATGAAAACCATCGTGTGTAAACTCAAAGACAATCCCATGGGCATCACCAGTATTGGTATTCCCACTGACGAGAATAGAATACCAGAATGGTATAAAGAACTGCCGTTTGATCTTGATGCCATGGAACATGCCATTGTCACTAAGAAAGTGAAAAATTTACTGGGTGTGTTGAAATGGGATCTTTCTTATTCCAAAGTAAATGCAACATTCAACAGTCTTTTTGATTGACAATCAGATCAATAGTCATTATAATCAATGACATATCCAATATAAAACATAAGGAAACGCAATGAGCAAGACCACCATGATTCATGTGAAATTTCAGAAAGAAGGAATTCACAAGTATCCAGCAGCACTAACCGACCCCAAGTTGGCAACAGGAGGATGGGACGATGTTTCATTTCTTGGTCATCCGCATCGGCATATGTTCCACTTCAAAGTGGCAATCCAAGTATTTCATAATGATCGAGACGTTGAATTCATTCAAACAAAACGATGGTTGGAAAGTCTATATAATACTGACGTATTGGAATTGGATTATAAATCGTGTGAAATGATTTCAGATGAATTAGCAACAACTATTGCTGCAAAGTTTCCAAACCGGGCTATGGAAATCACTGTTGAAGAAGATGGTGAAAATGGTTCCACAACATTTTACTCACAAGACGAATTTTCAGGAGAATAAAACATATGGCAAATCTAAAAGAAGTAATCAGTGATATCGTCAAACACACTGTGGTTGGTGATATTCAAGTGGCTCGATTGAGTCATGATGCCAACAACATCCAAGTGGATGCTATTATCAAGGACGTGGTTGTAGTCAAGGGCAAAATTCATGATCCTGTAATGGAAATTAATCAAGATTTGGGTCTTGGTAATCTGAGTTTTCTCAAGTCCATTGTGAACCTGCCCAATTATAAAGACGGCGGTGGGCATGTAACTGTTGGATATAAAGAAAAGTCCCCGCAGGAAGTTGAGCATCTACTGTTTAAAGATGATGAAGGCAATACAGATATCTATCGCTTCATGAGTCGTATGGCTTTGGATTCAGCAATGCCAACTACTCCCAAGTTCAAAGGAGTTGAATGGGACGTGACGATTTCCCCAACCAAGCAGAACGTGTCAGTAATGTCCACTATGGCCACTATCTACGGCGGGATTGAACCCAACTTCACATTGGCAGTGGAATCAGGTGATCTGATTTGTTACGTTGTCGGGCAGCAGGGTGCATTCCGAGGCAAACGCCTGCTCAGTAAGAATGTTACTGGAACCTTGAAGGCTTCGCATCGTTGGCCCCTGGCAACTGTTCTACAGATTCTAAATCTTGGTATGGGATCTTCTGCATGTACTATGCATGTTTCTGACGTTGGAGCATTGATGATTTCAGTGGACAGTGGCGTGGGAAAATACGATTATATCATTCTGGCCCAAAGCAACGATTAAAAGGATAATCAAGTGACTGATAAACCAATTATTGACTTGACAGCGAATAACAAAGACTATTCTGTTTTTCTGCCAAGTATCAGCACCTTCTATAGTATTTTTGTGTCCAAACAGCAAACCTCGGGTGAGACTTATGTCCCGCCCGAGCGTATACCTGCAGGATTTGAAAATGGAGTGGAAGGATGTAATTTCCTAAATGAAGACCAAGCATACTACAAATACAAATGGGGACTGTATTCTGCTGGGCACGCACAATTAAAACTCGACAAGGCAAATGTGGATGATGCCATGGTGCAGAATCGAGACAAGGACAAAACATTCATATTGGGTGACAGTGGTGGATTCCAGATCATCAAGGGAGTCATCAAATGTGACTGGGATGAATTCAAGACAGATGACAGTCTGCGATCCACTATTCTAAATTGGCTGGAACACACCGCTGATTATAGTATGATTTTGGATATCCCAACACAAGCCGCAGACGCAGGGTTCCGTGAACGTACCCAAATCCGTGACTTTGAACAATGTCTTGACTATACCAAGCACAATTGTGAATGGTTCTTGAAACATCGCAAGGGCAAGACCAAATATTTGAACGTTATGCAGGGAAGAAGTCTGTATGAAGCTGAAGCTTGGTATGATGGTGTAAAGGATTACCCGTTTGAGGGCTGGGCATTTGGGGGACATACCAAGAGCGATATCAACATTGCTCTTAGAATATTGCTCAAGATGCGTGATGACAAGCTATTAGAGCAGGGAGAGCGCGATGTCTTGCATTTTCTGGGAACTAGCAAGCTGGAATGGGCAGTCGCATATACGGCGCTTAAACGTGTTCTAAGACGTACTGTGAATCCTGACATTGAAGTTACATTTGATTGCGCAAGTCCCTTTATTGCCACGGCCAAGGGACAATTGTATACTCAGCATGTTCATGTCCAAGACAGATTTGGGTATGTTATGGATTCGGCAGTTGACAGTAAAAAACTGTCCGGTAGCAAAGTACCATTTCCATGGAGTTCTCCAATTGGGGATAGAATGACCATGGGGGATATCTGTTGGTATGCGCCGGGTATGCTCAACAAGATTGGCAAAGAAGGCAAGACATCATGGGACAGTTTCAGTTATTTTCTACAAATGTCACATAATGTATACCAACATATTGAGAGTGTACAGCGAGCAAATCAATTAACTGACGCGGCCTTGGCCCAACATGATATCAATCATATGAACTTTAAACCAAGCAAAAAAGGCAAAGGTATTCACTTGGATACATGGGTACCTGATCGTGCATTGTATATGAGTCAATTCATTGATGACTTGTTTCAGTCTGAAACACCAATGACCATGCTGGACGAGGCACAGAGTCTCATGGCTGCATTCAACGGTAAGAATTCAGTGTCAAGTGGCGCCAAATCATTCAACAGTCTGTTTGAAACAGTTGAAATAGATGAGGATGCAATTGACTTGGAAGATCAAGATCTGGCTTATGAAATAATGAGTAAAATTAGCCAAACTTCTTGACTTTTCTACTAAAATGCCTTAAAATTCAAGATGTTACTGCATTTTGACACACAATAGAAGAGGACACTATGTCAAAACTTATCTCATTAGATGATATCAAATATGATCTATTGAAACTGATTTCTCCTCTGGATGGTACACTGGGAAATAACGACTGGCGGCCGGCCAGTGTACTGTTCAATCAATACCTCAGTGATCTTAAACGAGAAGGAGGCATCCGCGATTATTCAATATATAATAGCAATCGAGAATCAGCTATCACATATGATATCACTATCAGGGTTTCCCTTAATCGGGCCCCAAAGAAGTTGAAAATACATGTGGGTAAATTCAAATACCCATGGTGTTAATCCATTGAAGGAAATATTATGACAATTTATATTATTGATTTGGAGTCAATTGAGAGTAGATATACTTCTCAATGGAAAGCATATCTACCCGCCCAAATAAAAAAATACACAGGGGAGAAAGTTGTTGAAATCTCAGGTGGAACTGATATTCCTGCCACAACTTCTCCGGGTGCATTTTTAAACTTTGGCGGTACCAGTATCTACAAAGCCAGACAACTCGAAACAATCAGTAACATGATTGTTTCGGGTACAGTCAAAGATGGTGACTATTTTCTATACACTGATGCATGGAACCCAACTGTTATTCAACTGAAATATCAACTGGAGTTATTGGGCATTAATGCCAAAATCGGCGGCATGTGGCACGCAGGTTCATATGATCCAAATGACTTCTTGGGAAGGATAATTGGGGACAAGCCTTGGGTGCGATCAGCTGAGCACAGTATGTTCTCTTGTTATGACCATAATTTCTTTGCAACACATTATCATGTGGAACTATTCGCCAATGGTGTTTTATCTTGGCAAGATGGCGAAGGATGGTATGAGACTCGACCCGAAGCAATCAATAGCACCATTAGGCAAGTGGGCTGGCCCATGGAATACCTAAGTAAGGAGTTGAAGTCTTTTGGAAAATCCAAGAAGCGAGACTTAATACTATTCCCACATCGGATTGCCCCAGAAAAACAAGTGGAAATTTTTAAGGACTTGAAATCTTGGCTACCTAATTATGAGTTTGTAGTATGCCAAGATGAAAATCTAACCAAAGAACAATACCATTCCCTACTGGCATCTGCAAAGATGGTGTTTAGTGCAAACTTACAAGAAACATTGGGAATATCATGGTATGAAGGTGCATTACTTGATGTACTACCATTAGTACCAGACCGCCTGAGTTATAGTGAAATGAATTTAAATGACTCATTCACTTACCCAAGTGAATGGACTGAATGTTCAAGGGCATATGACCAGAATAGAAGTAAATTGATGGCTCGGATCACTTATATGATGACCAATTATGAAACATTGGTCAGTGATTTAAAACCACAAACAGAATTCATGACCGAACGATTCTTCCATGGTGATGAATTATACCGAACTGTGAGTAATCGCAGTAAATAACCACGTTACACGAAGGTAACAAAATGGATCGAAAGATTCCGTTGGGCGTTAACGATAGACGCTTTCAGAAGCAAAAGGAAAACAAATGGCTTTTAATAAAGTAAAAACAGACCCGGTACTGGGACGCGAAGTGCATGAATACTTGGTAAAGATGGGTGTTGAAACTCCCTTTATCGAAAATTCAATCAGTCGAAGTGACAAGATCGAATTGATTGAAGCAAAATTCACAGACATTATGACTGTTCTGGGACTTGATCTGACAGATGACAGTCTACAGGATACTCCCAAACGAGTAGCTAAAATGTTCGTAAATGAAACTCTGTGGGGATTGGAAGTTGAAGCATTT